TTACTTTGCAGGATATAACAACGAATATCTCAAAGATGCACGTTGGGTAATGCTCAAGGTCAAGCCACCACAGATTGCAGGACTGCACCGATTCGAGATTATCGAAACGGAAGAACGCACACGCAAGGCACTGCAAGAAGTGGCAGAAGCTAAGAACAAAAAGCGAAATGCATTTGATAGTTTCTACTGCACTGCAATCATTGGTACTCGTATGCGTCGCAACGAATGGTTGAAAGAATCGTTGCCCGAAGAACCTAGACACAGAATGATGCGTCGAATCTTGAAGCAACCAGCTATATGGCGATCATATCCTAATCTATATCCAAGAGCAAAGGATTCAATCCCATACTTTTCACAAGGTGGTGAAACACTCTATCCAGATTCTGTTTTACCAGAGCTTAGACCACCAAGCGTAGAAGCTATACCAAATAACTTATCATATGCTATGGTGAACTTAGTTTACGGCACTGTCTTACCAACCTTTAACTCTCCAAAGGTTAGAGAATGGCGAGATCACGGCTATCGCATGGTAGCATAGTGTGTTTTCCTCACGAAGATATGCGAGGTAAACCCGACATAAACAAGAGGGTTAGCAAAAATGAAGTGTGCCATGTCCACAAATATACTATATAAATAAATAAATATAAATTTTAAATCGTATATTAGAGGGATATGGGGGTCAGATTTGTGATTTTAGACACCCTCGGGTTTCGTACGGGTTTAGCTCGTGTATACTCGGTGCGACACAATATCAACTTGACTTATCAAGAGAAAGGAATATACTAATGGTATTAAGCAAACTAAAAATGGAACTCGACAGATTGAAATGGCAACTAGATGACAACCTTGAATGGTATAGTCTAAGTGGCGAAGTTTCAAACGAGGAACACAACGCATGGGGTTGGCGAGAAGCAGTCGATTACATACAAAAAGAAATAACTAAATACGAACAACAAGAAAGAGAGGAACAAAATGGGTAAAGTAAAAGCATGGTTAATGGAACTAGAAGAAAGACGACACGAAGAAAATCTCGAGGACTACGAAGCGAAGATGCTCGAGCAACTAGACGAGGACAGACTAGCTTATGCAGAAGCAGAAGCACAATCGTGGTGGGAACACAACGGACAATTAGTGAGGAAGAAAGATGACTAACTTAATATTATTTTTGATGATGATAACTATGGCTTGTGTAGGATATGCGTCAGCATATAAGATAATGAAACGCGAAATCTTAGAGCGAGATATCCAACTGCACATGGCATACACGTTCATAGAAAAGAGGCTCAATGACAGACCAAGAAAAGCAAGAGTATGAAATACTCAAGAAGAAAGCAATCAATGGGGACATGAGTATTCAACAAGCACTCAAATACTTTCAACTTAAACACAAGAGGAAAGATGAGCAAAGAAGTAATTGAATACTTTTCAACAGCACCCTTACAATACTGTAAGCATACGCAATCTATCGTAGATAAAATTATGTATGACAGGTGGGTGAAAGAGGAAGTACCTATCATGGTTGAACAAGCAAAGAAAGACTTGTCATGGAAAGATTCCCTTGACAATGTCATCAACACGTCAAGAAACAAAGTCAAGAAAAGGCAACGCGAAATCCTTGACAAACTAAAGAAAGGACAAAGACTAAGATGAATCTATTTTATTTGAATCCAGACAGCGAAGCATCAGCACGAAACCTATGCGACAAGCACGTGCCTAAGATGTTATTGGAAACTTGTCAGATGTTATCTACTGCAGTTCGCAATCAGGTTCCACACCTGATCAAAGGCGACACAGTATATAAGACTGCATATCCCAATCACCCTATGACTAAGTGGGTGGGCGATAGCTACTACAATTTTATGTGGGCATTTACACACGCAAAACAAATCAATGCTGAGTACAACTATCGCTTCGGTAAGATTCACAAGTCAGAAAGAATCCTTGATACAATACACAGATTCAAACAAGACATACATGAATCCTACTGCAAGAATGACAACATGGATATGACAACCATACCACAGTGTATGCCCGATCAATACAAGAACAAAGACAATCCTGTAGAAGCCTATCGCAACTATTACTATCACGAGAAAAAATACTTTGCGAAGTGGGAGAAAGGTAGAAGCAAACCGTATTGGTTTATAGAAAAGGAAAGATTACATGGTGAACAGTAGCATACTACAAAATAGAATGGAAGAATTGAAACGCGAAATCGAATACCTCGACAAGCGAATCATACTGATGCAAGATGAGGTGGCTGAGATTGACAGGGCATTATCTAATCGTTCAGTCACTAGCATCAGAAACATTATACAAGAAAGGGAACAGAGAGATGACAGAAAAGAAAAGCAAACTGCCACGAGATAACTATCTATTTGCGAAGCACGTATATGAGTTCATGTATGAGCACATATCAAGCAAAGAAACGAAAGCATTTATGGTGGAGCGACTAGCCCAATGTTATGATGCGTTTCCTCAGACAAAGATAGAAGATCACAAAGCATACTTTAATTGGTTGGGGGTACACAATGAAGGATAGCAACGTATGGGACATAGCTTATTGGAATCCAACCGACGAAGTGACGGATGAAGAACTGCAAAGATTCCTCGATAGTGGTGTAGGTACACCAGAAAATAACCCCAGATGTTTTAGTGTCCGACAATTCGTCGAAGCATTTAACAGGCAAGAGATAAGCGACATGGGTTGGTTGTATCACACACCCCGTCACAATAACGGAAAGGAAACACAATGATTGTAGATGTAAGAACACCCGAGAGTGTATATATAACTATCAATGGGTACGTATATTACATTGATGATTCAACAGGTGAACAGATAATGGAAAGGTGGCGCGAAAATGAAGAAGAACAAGATGAAGTATGTGTGGTTTCACATACATAGAAACTCGAATAAAACCGAGAATTTACTTGACAAACAGTTCGATACATGGTATACAAAACTATGGCGCAGAGTAAAAGACTACCTAAAAATGTAACCATCGGACCGTTCTTGGTGGAACTCATATGTGCCCCCCATGATATCATGTATGAAGTGAGTGAAGCACAGGGGACATTTGTACAGAAACCACCGTATAAAATTTATCTTGATAAGGAGATGATCGAACGAGGGGGTGCTGATGCAGTGAACGTAGTATTACATGAGTGTATGCACGTCGCTTACTATCAGTACCAACTCAAAGACAAGGAAGAAGAAACCGTAGTTAATTCCTTTGGAAACTTTATGACAGAACTTCTCTGTCGTTCTGAACTCAAGGATTGGTTACGCGAAAATATGAAAGGAGATAATGGGAAAGCAAAAAAGATTAGTGTTCGTGTACGGCACTCTCAAAAAGGGAGAAAGACTACACGGACTAATGGCAAAACAAAAAAGACTAGGCGAAGCAATAACCGTAGATAGTAATTACACAATCAAAGATTTCTTACATAGTTATCCGATAACATTCAGACACTATGACAATAAGGTTTGTAAGTACAAAATCAAAGGTGAATTGTATCACGTAAAAGATGACTCGCTTTACGAGAGTGTAACTAACATGGAACTCAATGCAGGATATACGTTAGTACATACGCTAGTAGAGTTAGAAGATGGTACAGAACACGTGGCTGAGATGTTTCTGGTTGAGGATACACCAGCGAAAGTCACGAGCAAAGAAGTGCTGTCTGATTTTAGAGTAAAGACAAACAACAACATAAAAGAATGGACTACTAAAGTTGAATTGGCTTGAGGATTTGTGTTACACAATCACAGGCATAGCTTTGTGGATAACAACTTATGGTTTAGCAATCATGGTTGTTTTAAATCTGTTCGGTGTATTTGATTAGGAGTAAGCATGAGCAAGCGTAAATTTTCTACAGGTGATGACTATTTATTAGATGAAACCTTAGAACTAGAAGATGAATTTGACATAGAGGAATTTGAGAATGATCCTATGTTCGACCCAAACGACCACGAATATTTACAGGAGTTAAACAATGACGAAACAAAAGACGGCAAACCTTTACCGTTGGACAGATATTTCAATCGCTTTAGAAAAAATCGTTAAGGCTATTGAGGACCCAAGCGGTAATGAATCCACTAGGTTTATTATTAAAAGTGATAATGCTTTTAGTATGCGTATGCGTATTCATCAATACATAAAAGCATACAGAGATTTAGCTACCGAGACAGGAGAAGGAGACCCCGCGAAGTATGATGCACTAAAGATTAAAGATACGGAAGGTGGTGTAGAAATCATGCATGTATTAGATGATGTTCAAGAACTAGAAGTTGTTGACGCAAACACAGGAGAAAAAATATGACAGACGATAAAAATTATCGCGCAAGTTTTGAGGCTTGCGTAGAATCATTAAGAGATCCGTTGATGAATGTATCAAAAGACTACGATACTGATGTTATTATATCAGCACTATATGAGATTGGTATGAGGCTATCACTATTAAAGTATGGAACAATGGGTAGCTTTGGATTGTTGGCAGATGTATTACATACATTCACAACAGCAGGACCAATGATAGATGAAATGGAAAAGAAAAACAACAAGACAGGAGACACGATGAGTTCTGTATTTGCATCAACAAAGACAGACCCATCCACGAAACATTAAGGGGGCACGATGAGTGATAAAGCAGAGATAGAAATCCCAACTGATTTACTTGAGAGAGATTCGGTTGAGTTATCTAATGACGAGACAGCTATCCAAAAGATAGTAGATTATTTAAAAGCGACACGCGTGAATGTGCGTGAAGCAGAATCAAGTGGCAAACGTATATCAAAGAAAAGCGCAACGACTAAAGCGCCTAAGAAATTTGATAAGAATATACTTGACATGTTGGTATCTGAGACATGAACACTTCAGTAGTATTCCTAATAGGTTATCTTTGTTTAGGTCCTGTTGGGGATAAGCAGTGTGTAAACATGGCATCACAATTTCTGTACCCCGATGTAGAGAATTGTCAGACTGCACGTGCTAGCATTATGGAAGAGTTAGATAATGTCGAAGGTTTAATATTAACCTGTGTACCATCTGATTTAATTGAGAACTATGTGAAGTATAGACCAAACGTAATACTTCCACCACTAGAATAAGGAGACAATATGAGTGAGAGCGAATTACCAAGAATTAGAAAGTTTGTATGGGATGACAACGGTCAGCCTGTCCAAAAGATATGGGACACTTCAAGCCTAAGTTCTTTCTTAGCTTGCCCAAGATATTACAAGCTGTCTGTATTAGACGGTTGGAAATCTACAAGCTACTCAAGTGCTACGGGATTTGGTTCCGCAGTACATCATGGCTTGGAAGAATTAGATAAGGCGAGGCACGAGGGTTTAACAAAGTCTGAATCCACTAATCGTGCAGTAGCTTCCGTCTTGCGCGAATTTGGCGAGGACTTAAAACTTGCTGATGAAAATGCAAGAGGACTAGAGGCGGCACTCCGTGCGGTTGTGTGGAAAGCGGAAGAGTTCTGGGATGACAAGCTAAAGCTAGCTACCATGCCAGACGGGTCGCCTGCGTTAGAACAAAGGTTTGAAGTACCCATTGGTGATCAAGGTCACAGGTTCAGTGGTCGTATAGATAAGATTGTTTCTATTGATGACAGGCTGTATCTGGTTGATACTAAAACAACTAAGTCATCATTATCAGAATGGTATTTCAATGGCTATATGCCCAACAACCAAGTGTTTGCATACATCTGGGCGTGTCGTGAAGTATTGAAGTTGCCTGTTGATGGCTTCATCATTGACGCAGTACAGACAGGCGCGAATTTTACAAGGTTTGCAAGACAAGTATACAATGTACCGAAAGAACTAATTGATGAATGGTACAATGATACGTTGCATCACCTTAGTATATCAGATGTATATGCTAACTCACAATACTATCCCGCGAACTTCACATCATGTGGAAACTACGGCGGTTGCAGATATAGAGAAGCATGTGCTCATGCGAAATCACAAAGGGGAATGTTCTTTGGTAATGACTTTACTCAAGAGTATCACCCAGATTTAGAAGAAACAAAACCACAAGAACTTGAAGTTATCAAGGGTGGTAAATAATTTTCTTGACAAATCTTTTTAATAGTATATAATTCAAAACATAATAGGAGACCAGTAAATGGCAAACATCAGTAAACATAAATCTACAAGTGTTACCAAGCTACTTCTCTGTGGAGACAGTGGTAGTGGTAAGACATCTGCCCTAGCGAGTTTAGCTAACGCAGGTAAAAAGTTACGTATACTAGATTATGATGATGGTCTTGATATCTTGCCCGAGTTTTTAAAACCCGAGGCAGTAAAGAACGTCTCATATGTTACGTTAAGAGATTCACTAGGACAAGCCGATTCGTTTAGACGAGGGGCACGGTTATTATCCCATTGGAAAGATGGCGATGAGGACTTAGGTCCTGTGAAAGAATGGGGAGATGACACAGTTCTAGTGATTGATTCCCTCACATTGATGGGCGAAGCTGCTTTGAGAGCGGCTCTCGTTTTCAATAATAAAAAACCAACAGAGCAAGCCAGTCAACCAGAGTGGGGTGCGGCGGCGCGTGATGTCCAGAACATTATACAATATATCACAGGTGATGAAGTGAAATGTAATGTTGTTGTGACCACGCACATGCAGTACATGGAAGGCGATATGGGTGTGTCAAAAGCATATCCTACATCTGTCGGTTCGAAGCTATCTACTAAGATTGGTAGATACTTTAACTGTGTATGCAGAATAGATACTCGTTCATCTAGCAAAGGAACAGAGCGCACGTTACGTACAATGTCAGATCATAGAATGGATCTGAAAGTTACAGCGCCGTCTTTAATAGAGCCGAACATTGAACTTGACTTGAACAAGTTATTCCAATCTATTCAGAATAACGCACAGTCTAAACTAAAAGAGAGCAATACGAAAGGAGATAAATAATGTCTAATGTTGCTGACTTCTTAAACATGACACCCAATGACACGCCAGAATCTGTCGTGCTACCAGAGGGTAGTTATGAGTTCTCTATAACTTCTTATAGAGCAGATGAGGTGGGACAAAACAACACCCCTCTCATCAGAGTAAACGTCAAGGCGATCGGAGTTATCGATTCAGACTTAACTGAAGATAAACTCAAGGATGCACAGCCAACTCGTATGGAGTTCTGGGCTACACCTAATGCCTTGAAAGTAAACAATCCTGCAACAGGATTGAAGTCATTTCTAACCAACGGGTTAGACATGGGTCATGTGGAAGACCTGCCTTACAGCGAATTGCTAGAGATGGCAATTGGTAAAACCTTCAAGGGCTTAATCAAGCACGAGATGGTTGGGCAGAATAAAGATATTCTACAACCAACAGTAAAGAGAATACTCTAACATGAATAAGCAGACAGTACCTTCACAACAGCCTAACGGTGATTGCAAGATAGCTTTTGTATTTGATTTTCCAACTACAGATGAGCAACGTCTTGGTGAAATCATGGTTGGTAGTACGGGAAAAATGTTTCACAAGATGTGTGAGATATTAGAACTAAATGTGGAGAACTGTTTGCTTACGCATGCTCTCGCTCAGAAGCCAGCACAGGAGAACCCCGCCCATTTCTTTATGAACAAGAAGAATTATTCTAAGTTTAGTAAAGAGAATAAGTGGCGCTCGAAGTATCCTGTGAATGGCTTCGGCTTTTTAAAGCCAGAGTATGAGGGCGAGTTAGAGCGGTTGCAAAACGAGCTTAACGCGTGTGCACCTAATATCATTATTGCTATGGGGAGCCTTGCGTTATGGGCGCTGACAGGACTAGACAAGATAGGTACTTACAGGGGAACCATTCTCAAATCGGACCTCACAGGTGGGACCAAGGTTATGCCTACGTTTAGTCCTAGTGCCGTCATTAGAAACTTTGACTTCAGACCTATTGTCTTAGCAGATATCAAGAAGGCAGTCGAAGAATCAAACACACCAGAAATTAAAATAAAAGAAAGAGAGTTATGGATTGAGCCAACAATTGAAGACTTACAAAGTTTTGAGGAGAGCTTTATCAAAGAGAATAACGAGGATGAACCGCTTAGCTTCGACATTGAGACGGCTGGCGGTTTTATTACTTGTATTGGTTTTGCTCCAAACGATTCTACTGCTTTGGTCATACCATTCAAGGACAAACGAAACGTACTCCAAAACTATTGGACCGATGTTGCTCATGAACAACAAGCATGGGCTTGGATAAAACGCATCCTAGAAAATGAAAAGATTACGAAGGTCGCACAGAACCAAACGTATGATGTGTCGTGGCTACAATATAAACACAATATCAAAGTGGCAGGAACTATTCATGATACAATGCATGCCCAACATGCACTACAGCCCGAACAACAGAAAGGCTTAGGCTTTTTAGGTTCGATATATACAAACGAGGGTGCTTGGAAAACCATGGCTAAGTTTTCAAAGAGTACTAAAAGAGATGAATAAATGTAACCAATGTCAAAACGTGCTCCATATTTTTCGGAGTTACACATACCAAATGATTTAGTAACTATCGAAAGTGAAGTACGATTGTGGAGATCAGTAATAGACCAAGCGATATCAGACTTTCTAACGACCAACAAGTCGCGGGAAAGTTTATCAAACAAAGAACGTGCCAAGATTTGGCTAAGAGGAAAGACAGAAGATTTCAGTATAGTATGCGAGTATGCCTACTTAAATGCACAGAATGTAAGGGAAGAAATATTTAATATCATAGGTGGAATAGATGAGTTATACAAGTAATAGATCAACAACAGCATACACTACCCAAGTGGGTGGTGATCATTATAAGAAGTACAAGATACAACCATCTGAGTTCGTTAACCAGAACAAATTTCTTTTTGCGGAAGGTAACGCAATCAAGTATATCTGCAGACATCAAGACAAAGGTGGCAAGCAAGACTTACTAAAAGCAAAACATTATATCGACATGATAATTGAGAGAGACTATGAGTAACACAGGAGACAAAAGCAATGGCAAAAATAATAAAGAACGTAGATATACAAAATATCGAGCTAGATTCTGAGCAAACCCTCTGGACTTATTGCGCCCTAGATTGCGCGGTGACTCTGGAGATTTGGCAGAAGATCAAAAAAGAATTAGACGATACCACTTCTAAAACATATCAGTTTGAAATAGATAGCCTCAAGCCTGCGATGGCTATGATGCAGAAGGGTTTGCGCGTAGACCTAGAGAAAGTTAAGAACATGCGTGCCCCCTTGAAAAAAGCGCGCTTGAAGTTAGAGCGTATGCTGAATCTATTTGCCCAAGCGGCAACAGGTAAAGACTTAAACCACGCTTCCCCAAAACAATTACAGGATTTATTTTATGTACACTTAGGTATACCTAAGATCATGTCCTATAAAAAAGGCAAGTCAAAAGTTTCAACAGATCGTGAGGCGCTAGAAAAACTGCGCGAAAATTATCCACGAGCTAAAGTATTTGCCAACGCGATTCTTGCGTTGCGCGATATTGACAAACAACTTGGTGTACTAGAAACAGATAGAGATAAGGACAACCGCATTCGTTGTTCTTATAATGTGGCAGGCACAGAGACAGGTCGTTGGTCATCTTCAGAAGCCCCTTGGGGTACGGGAACTAACCTTCAAAACATAACAAAAGACTTGCGCG